GATAACACCATCGAACATTGTCATCGGAACGCCCGACAATCCAGTTGCTTGTGACCAGAACTCATTGTTACCTTTATCCTTCATGCGGATTTGGGCTTGTGTTGCAATCTTCTGATTGTAATAAAGTCTCGTAGTTGCTCGGTTGAAGTTACCTTCGTTAAGCAATTCGATAAGCTTATCTTCATTAAACAGATTGTCAGTTCCAGATACTTCAATATTAGCCAAACGACCAATAGAGAATTCGTCACGTACTACAAGGCCAACCCACCATTTAAACTGGGTAACCATGCCGTAATATGGCAGATCAGAACCGTCAAGCAATACTTCACGGCCAATATTCACAGCAGATAGACCCAAAGCACCACGGTTAGCAGCATTAGATGGATAAATACAGTGTGTCTTACGTGCGCCCCAATCTACAGCATAGATAGAGGTTGTATCGCCACCTGTTCCACCGTTACCAATTACGGTACGTTGTGTCAGGTCGTTCAGACGCGCACCAAGGCCGTTAAACTCTTCAGGTGAACTAGCTAAAGTTCCAGAGAAAAGCTTCTTAGCAAAGGTTTGTGACATTCCTTCAACAAAAGCCATATCCTCATCACGCCTTACCTGTGTAGGATTAGGGCTTACATCAAGAATAGCTTCGTCAATTTCACTACGCGCTTCAATCAAAGCTGTTGGTTCTACAACTACCTGAGTCGTAGATGCTTCTTTTGTTACGCCTTCGTAAGCCTTTCGGAATGACCCTGTAGGCAAACTAGCTCTACGGGTAAACTTCTCTGAAGCTAACATATTAGTCGGACGCCAAGGGATATCCATAAGGATAGGCATTTTTGCAGTTAATACTTCTGCAATTTCAATCATTCCGCTGTCGTTAGTTCTTTTGGACAATTCCAAAAAACCAAGTTGAGCATTAGGGGTTAGAGTAGCCATTTTATTGTCTCCTATAAAATAAATTAAATAACTCGGAGAGGTGTCTACTCAAGTAGGCTCGCCTACGTTTTAGCTCGTTCAGCTTATTGTGTTTTACTGTCACTCACAGTCGGGCCTTTACAGGGTATCCGATTTAACCTTAATCAGTGTCCTTGCGGATGATTAATAGTTAGGTTGTGTTGGTTCTGCATAGAAAGAATCACTCATCATACCGCCTTTGTTACTAGAACTGGCCTGTCCTGTAACTAAAGTGGCTTCAGCAATCTTGTCTTGATACACAGTATTCAACATCTTTATAATTAACGGGTTATTATTAAGCCCAAACTTATCAAAAAGCTCTGATACGCCATTAACCTTATCGTCAAGATAGTCTATAGCCTTCTGAGAGCCTTTAATGTAATCTTGGTACTTGTCATCACCCATTTCTGTTTTAATCGCTTCTGTGGCCTCATGAGCCTGTTTATCCATGCTGTCACGGAGAGCAGTTACTTCTTGTGCCCTGAAGTCATGGTAATATTTCATTGCATCTTGTGCTTGTGCCTTTGTGAAGTTCTTAGAGTGTGCGAACTCTGCAAAATTACTAGCAAACTCATCACTCCACTGTAAACCTTCCGGCATGTTCTCAGGCTTTGCAAACTCATAACCAGCCGATGTTTCAGGCTTACCCATCTTTAAAGCAATATCATTGTAAGCAGTAGCCTTATCCTCATCGCTTGCATCGTCTTTAGGAAGCCGTATAGAGCCTCCTATTAGCTTCTCAGCACTTGCACCGGCCTTAGCCGCATCAGCAACGCTTTCATACTTACCAGCCCATGCAGCAGTGCTATCGTCAAGATCAAGACCGTCTCTCCACGTTGTTGTTGTTTCGCCGCCATCGTCATTGTTTTCTAATTCGCTCATAATTTAGCCTTTCTTAAACATTTCTTGTATCCACTTGGATAATTCTAGTGCTTCTTCTGGTGACATAACCTTTTCGCCTATTAATAAATTAACGCCATTTGCTCTTGCTATGTCCTTAAACTTAAGTTTGTTCTGGTACTCACCATTAATCCTGTCTGAAGCTTCCTTAGCCTTCTTGTATTCTTCACCAAGAGTTTCAGCCTTAGACTTCTTCTTGAACATAAATCCTTTGTTACTCATTTCTTGCCTTTCATTAAACTATCTATCATCTCATTAGAGTTCACGCAAACTCCGTCTTTCTTGTCCAAAACCTTACAAAGCTCAAGTATTTCACATGCAATATTATGCCTAATCATCCCTTCTTCACTATCGACAATGCCGAAGTAGTTAAGGTTATAAAGCAAGTTGGCTAATACATCTTTGCCTGAACCACTACCGAACACAGAAGAATACTTAGCTTTCATAGCCTTCATATCTGTATCTGGTAAATCATTGTTAAATTGGTTATCCAATCATCTGCTCCAATGGACTACCAGGCTCGGTAGTCTTGTTTACGTTAGGTACGTTCTTTGCCATCATATCTAACTGCTCTTGTTGCTGTTGTGCTTCTATCTGCTGTTGTCGCTCTTCTCGTTTACCAGCCACAGCCTCATCAGACCTAATTTCAGCTTCAGGTAGATTATTATCTCTAATTATCCGCTTAGCAGCCATGTCAGTATCTATCCAATCAGCAGCAGAAGGGTCTAATTGAATTATTGGAGCCAACTGTTGCATAGCAGTCATTTGCTGTCTTAGCTTCAGTGATGCTTTCTGTGCCTGTGCCAATGGGCCTAAATACTCTATTCTTATCTGATTAACCTGATCTGTCAACGATGCAGGGGGAGGTGGGTACCATCCCTCCTCCTGACCGATTGCGAATACTCGTTCATGTACCGGATTAAGCAATGATGTCTCCATCCTGCCAATCTTAGGTGCCATTAATATTGAACGTTCAGCAGTCTTTTCCATTACCTCTGTTGCTGTCTGTGGCTGAGTAGCCCTTGCTAACAATAAGAAGAAATCTATGTTAAATCTGCGTTCTATCTGTAAAGCTAATCGATCTTCTCTCTCTAATCCTGCACTGTAGTTAATTCCGGGGTTCAGGGCTTCTATTTCCTCACCTTGCTTAAGATAAGTAAAACCACCCGGCCTTACGTTAATCTTGCCTCTAAGCTGGTGTGAAGCCTTATAAGACGGTTCAGAGGCTAGGTTCTGTGCCTTCATGTTAGACTTAGCACATGAATTTATAGCCCAAATATCCACCAATGCCCTGCCACCAATACCAACACCATATTCACTATCGGAACTTAATTCATAAGCCCAATGAGTATAAGGTTTTGTGTTATACCCTTTAATCTGAGTAGTTTTCTTCTCTGTACTCTTGTACTCGATATAAATACTTACCCATGCTCTATCAATGGTTTTCTCTCCATCAAGGATCATGTCACTTTTCTTATAGATAGCGTGAATGAACTCTACCCTTGCAAACGGTGTAGTTTCAGCTATACGAACAGTATTGGGTGACAAACTATCTTCACCAAACTTATCTACAGCCTCTTTAGCAGTTATCTTGAACCGACGATGCAAAATATTCTTACTATGGAAAACTTCTCGTGGATGGAATGACTTAAAGTCAATAGTATTCTCTTCTTTATCCTTCTCCATAAACAATACTGTATCGCCAATTGAACCAGCGTCTTTAAATATCGGCCCTAAAGCTGAATAGAAGTTACTCTCTCTAAATATAGAATAATTAACCTGTTCAACTTCCTGTAACCATGCTCTTATCTCAGGGTTAAGATTAACCTCTGATTCACTCATAGTATATCTAAACCAGTCCAAACTAGACGAAACAAGGTTTCCCTGCATACCGTCTGACCAGTTATCTAAAGCCTCTTCAGGAACGCCCGTATAAACCTCAAGGTTGCGCTTAGCACCTACATCGGTATAGTTATCGTCGTTATCAGTCCACAAAGACAACTCAGGGCGTATAAGCTTAACAACCTCTTTATACACGTCCTCATGTGGAAGCCTCTGCTCTTCCAACTGGCCTTGACGCTCTAAAATTTTATCATATAACTTCTTAGCCATTATTCACCTAATGTAGTCTTCAAAACCGGTGCGAATATATCAGCACTCTCAGTTAATTTACCACGTGATAGTAAAGTACCACCCGCACGCCTCTTACGTTCCTGCTCCGACACCACAGTAGGCTCAATCTCAGCACGTTGCGGTACTGGAGAAGGCTTGATAACAGGTTGTTGGCTTCCGCCGCCGCCAAAACTCATGCTCGTCTCCTGACTCTATTTTCCATAGGATCGTATTCTGTATAATCATGTGTCATTCTACTTACCTCATCTTCCACGGTAGCAGCAGTTGTGTAACCTACCATCTGACCGTCAATCATTAACTGTGATCTATATGCCATTGCCATGTAACCAAAAGCATCAGCAGGGTTACTTGCCCAGTCATGTAAAGGTTTATCGTCAAATACAGAACGGGCGTCCGTGCTTCTCGCATCATTTCTCTTACGTTTGTAGTGATTTAGCCCATCGACGCCCATTTTGCATTTATCGCTGAATTTGCATTTATGTAATAAAAGTCTTACGCATTCTATACGCTCCATAATAAAGTGTCTATTTACTATCATTACAGGCTCATTCATCAAGTTCTGTAGTATCTGCTTGCGTGTCTGTACCTGTTCGCCCTGTATTCTCTGATTACCATCATGTGGTAAATAATGCTCTTTATAAATATAAGTCTTATCTCTTAACCATTTAGCATAGTGTCCAATACCTTCTGAATGGTTCTCGTAATAATCTATCAACCATACTTCACCACGAATGAACTGAACGCACCATATAACAGTCGTGTCACTTACTCCTAAGTCCCAGAACGTGTATACAGGCTGGTCAGGTTCATACAAGCACTCTAGACCTGATCTATCCTGCTTAAGGGCGTCAGACATCAAACTAGCGTAAAAAGCACCCTCAAGGTCGTAATCTTCCCATGAGTTCAGGATATACCTGTTGTACTTCTTAGGGCTCTCATCTTTCAACTGCTCCCAATCATCCAAAGTAGCTTGTGGTAAGTGGTTCCTGCAATCTTCAATATTAGACTCTACCAACGAGTAGTTATTAAGTTTCTTGTTCTTCCATCTGTCCCATACCCAATTGTGACCAGCAGTATTAGCAATAACCATACCCTTATGAACTTTTGCTTCATCTCTACGCATCCTGCCACGTAACAAGTCAAACTGTTCTGCACTGTCGAACTCTTCAGCCTGTTCTATCATAAACCAGCCTAAGTTAACGTTCTGAAGCTTGCTCAACTCGTCACCATGCCTAAACATGATAGTTGACCCATTAGAAAGCGTCACTTCTTTAGCATCCTTCTTAACCGCTAGACCTGTATACCTCTCAAAGTCCTTCAGCGTACTATCTCTAAGGTCTGTGAACTTCTTACGTACTATCATCCCAAGGTTCTTAGGGAACGCCTGAGATAGCTGTAACCCCTTGAGAATGCCCACCATAGTCTTACCACTTCCCCAGCCGCCTACAAAGGCAGGGAAACGAGCTTCACTATCAGTGAAAGCACTTTGTTTGCTATTAAGATGTATGGTTGCTTTAGCCATTTATAAAATTATTATCCACTAAGAGAATAGTTAAACTCCATGATACTCCAAATGTAGCACTCGTTACTGCGTGACATACAAAGTCAGTCTTTTCAGGGAATGGTAACATAATCGGAAAACTTACAATCCTGTCTGAAGTACCTGAACTTATTAAACTGAATTCGTCCTGTACTCTAAATACCTTGCCGTCCTCACGTGTGTGGCCACTCATAATAGCATTTACAGAGGTTGCTCCTACGCTTTTAGTCATAGAAGCCTCGTAACCCATTACGTTACCAGTAAAGCCAGCAGGAACAGTATAAACGCACTGTAAGGTTTGCGCACTGCCAGCAGATACGTAACCACGAACATCTAATGGCTCGTCTGGTATTCCCGGCGTAGTAGTATCACCGTCTACATAAATATAAACATTGCCTTCAAGTACAATACCGTTAGAGTTATAAGCTCGATTAAGTCTTTTAAGTGGAGTGTCTAAAGTTACCTTAGCTGTTCCATCAAGTGCTTTACTTTGAACAATAGGTTCCAAAGCACCGTTCAACCCCTCAATTGTCATAATCGCCGTATCATCTGCATCTGAACTTGACATCGTATCTATATCAGCAGTATCGGAAAATGTATATATCCTGGCGTCAGTATCTACCGCTCCAAATTCCCATACGTCAGAACCTATAACGGCGTTAGTTATTGAATCTATAGACCCAAACTTACGTATAAAAGAATGACCGGGAACGTTGCCCTTAGCCACTTCTACTAGAAAATCAGTATTTAATGAAGGATTACTTATCATTCGTTAGCCCACCATGTTATTCGTTCTAAATTGTTCTCTGTTAGATCACGTTGTGGATATACACACCCGATACAATCTCTGTAATAATCAAGTTTAGGGCGTTTGTACACATCAAATCCGCTTTGCCTTTGAACTGAACTTCCTTTACCTACATCGCAATTGCCGCCAGATAAAGGAATATCACTAAACCCTACCTCTGGAGCTTCCATTACACTCTCTAACTCATTACCAACAGCAGGAGGGGTACTGTCAGGGTCGTTCCCTACAGAACCCCACGCAGCCTGTAATGTAGCCATCGTAGAATATTCAACACCTTGGAACTCTGCCAAAGTAGCACCGCCAGTTGGATTATAAACATTGTTATTTAAAGCGTTACCACCATGTCCGTAAACTCCGGGGTCTTCATCGTCTGTAGAATCCCTAAAGCACAGCCCTATAGCATCATCTGCTTCAAATATGTTATTGTAAATATCGTTAAAGTGTGGGTATATGTTAGGTAAACCAGTTGCATCTTCTTTCTGCCAAAGCAAAGCAGCCGGGTCTGCAACACCTGATGTCCTAGCTGTACCAATACAATGATTGTTAATTACCTTGTTTGAAGTAGAATCACTCTTAAGATACATTGCTACAGGTGCTTTAATAAAATTACTCTCTATCAAAAGATTGTTAGCTCCCTTGATAACTAGACCTAATACAGAATTTAAGTCCATTCGATTACCACGAACTATTCCGCTCTCTACTCCTTGTGCTATCAAACACCCATGATTATTAGCATGTATCCCGTCATAACTTATCTTGTTATAACTAAAATTAACGTCACCAGAGAAACCCGGACCTGTTGGAGGTTCTATTGGGTCGATACCAAATAAGAACATCACATCTGCACCAACAACGGCATTAGACTTAGTTATATCATTGTCACATACACAAGCACTACCGGCAGCACCCCGCAAGGTTATCGCTCTGCCTGTTAAAGCATCACACTTATTCCCACTGAATAGTAATTCCCCGACACCTAGAACCAGTGTAGCACTCCATGACATATTTAGAATATTGGCAAAAGTACCAGCACTTACAAATGTATTATTAACTATGGTTATCTTACTAGCTGTTAATGTAGGCACAAACGATGAACTTACTCCCTTAATCAATAAGAAGGTATCTGCACCAGTAAATGAATTACCTTTAATTAAAAACTCGTCAGGTGAAACATTACTCTGTGTTATATCTATCATTGTCGATGCTGGAGCATCACTTATCATAGTGCAGTCAATAATAGAAAACTTATAAAGATCAACAATCCTAGCAAAACCGTAATTCCCTGCTACCCTGTTATTATTTATCGTACAACTATCAAACGTTACTTCCCTTGTACTACTAGACATCGCAGATGTATTAAATATACCGTTACTGTTATTATTGTCTAATCCCTCTATATGGCATCTGGTCAAAGTTAAATGAATATCAGCAGTATCGGTTATTCTCATAAAAGCAAACGAGTGCGTTCCAGTTGGCCTAAACTCTATGTCCTCAAAAGTGAAGTCAGAACCATCTACGCAAGCTGTAAAATCAAGAACCCTTTGACTTGATAAAGATGGGTTCATAATCAGAGTACCAGCACCGTAACGCTTATACGTCAAAGTCTTACCACTCTGAGTAGATATAAATGCTAATATCTCAGGATAGTTGCCAGCAGCGATATTTGCAGTATCACCATCAGACATTGTATCATGAGCCTTGTTAATAGTAGCCCAAGGACCGACCCCTCCGCCATCGACAGTAGGACTAGTACCGTCTAAGGTAGTATCGTAGCCAGTATCACCATTTACATAAAAATCAGCCAAGTTGATACCTCGTATACCAAGTACCGCCCAATGAAATACTAACCCATACCTTCAAGTAAGATACACCAGTGTTACGCTTAAACAGAACGGTTA